ATAATGAATATATTGTACAGTTTGCTCTGGATATCTTGCAAAGTATTTGTATAACTGCGTCAAACAATGACGCGTCAAGTCAAAACCACAAAACCTCAATCATGGGATTCATTGGAGTAGGGGGCGCAGTAACCATACCTACGGCCGGATGAATTGGGCTTGGTCTACGAGTAGTCAAAAATCCATTTTCACTAACATATAAATTAGCACGAACTGGATATTGTTGATTGGTTTCATACTGGTCAGTTTGAAAAAACATTCTTTCATACCAAACAGTCATTCTACCAGAACCGGCAGTACTATCATCTCCTGGAATATTAGCTACTTGATAAGTATAATTAACAATTGCTTTGATGGCATTTGGCTGCCCTGTACCTGATAAATCAAAATTTAATAGAGTGCCGGCCACAAAAGTAATAATTCCATTCACAGGATTTAATACTACATTAACAGTAGAATTAAAACTGGATGGAACAATATTTGGTTTTCTTAATTCGGCTTTTATATCAACTGGTGTAACTAAAGTGTTGTTTGGTCCAGGAACACCAACAGCAGGAACAATAACTGTTTCGTTCCATGAAACATTGGTAAATGCCTTGGTTTTAATATCATCGATAACGCCAATAGGAGCCGTTCCGTTACTAACGGTAGCCATAACTTGATTACCAATAACTGTTAATTCTGCAATTTGGCCCGGCTGAAATTCCGCGGATGGATCAACAATGAAACTGACGGGCAAAGTGTTGCCCACCTGGACCAGCCTTAAAATGGTATCCACCCGAAATCATTACAGATTTCAAAATGCGTGCAAAGATTTTTATTTTTCATGAACTATCCTTATCACAACTATACCACTATTAGTTATATACTTGGTTATGCGAAGAAAATTCACACAATCCGAAATTAGCTCCATTATCAATTTATATAACAGTGGAAAACAACAATGGGAAATAGCTGCACAACTAAATTGTGCTCAAACAAGCATTTCTGGCATTCTAAAACGTAATGGAATTAAAACAAAAATTGGTAAAAAGATTATATACAATGACATCAATAAATCATTTTTTCAAGATATCAATAATGAGAAGGCGGCATACTTCTTAGGATTTCTTTATTCTGATGGGTGTGTCCAAAATAAAAATAATGCTTATACAATATCTCTTAAACTCAAATCTACTGATCAATATATTTTAGAAAAGTTCAGAGATATAATGTCTCCATCTTCACCTATCAAAATATCAAAAGTTGAGTCTCCTGGGGCAGTTCCATATAGCTACTCGTACTTTCGAATTAACCAAAAAGAAATATGTGAACAACTTATCTCGCATGGCTGTGTTCCCAATAAATCTCTTATTCTAAATTTTCCTACAACAGTTCCTAATGAGTTAATTAGACATTTTCTACGTGGCTATAGTGATGGAAATGGTTGTATTTATCAAAACAAATTTAAAAATAAAAAGGCCATTAATACTATTTGGAAAATTGTATCTACCAAACAATTTTGTCAGCAAGCGGCCAAAATATTAAAAGAGCAACTTAATATAAGTTGCTCTCAATCATTATCAAGACCTAAAACCAATCAAATAACCACTACATTATCAGTCAGCGGCAATCTTCAAGTCAGAAAAATTCTTGATTGGTTATATCAAGATGCTACCATTTATCTACCGAGAAAATACAAAAAGTATTTAGAATTTATAAAAAGTTAATCTCTTTCGTCCTCGAAATCATCTATTGGAATATCATTTTCTGATACCTCTAGAGTGTCGTTGATGTCTGTTGCAAACAGATCATCAGAATCATCTATATCGGATTTTAATAAAGTCGCAAATTCGCCAAATTCTGGCTCAAAATCCGATTCTTTCAGATTATTCATATCTAATGGTGGTGGTACATCTAACATACCATCATCAGCTAAGTTAAATACAAAGCCATGACCTTCTAAATTCTTAAGCATTTTTTCAGGAGTTAATCTTTTAGTATGCTTATCTGGCCTGCCTGGTTTTTTAGCGGCAATACTTTTGAACACTAAATCATCTTTGTTTGGAACAGTTGGTTCTTTCATGCTCTTAAAAGAAATAGTGTCTCCTGGAACAGTGATTGGCAAACTCTTCATAGAAATAGTTTCCCCTGGCTGAGGGCTTGTAGGATCTACTGGTTGAGTTGGATCTTTCATCCAATCATAAATTTTACTAAAAGAACGATTTGGATCTAACACAGCTTTAGCATCATCTTCAGACATAACATTGGTTTTACCAATGAAATTACCAATTTGATGATCAGAGTATCCTAAACTGCGCAATACTAGATTGAACTTCGCTTTTGCTATTGGATTACCTTTCGAAAACTCATGGAAATCACGTTGAGTCATTCCGGCTTCCATTAATGCTGGTAGCGATGGCATTTCCTGCACATCACGGGCTTCATTAGCTTGTCCAATCTTTTGTAGAATTTGCAAAAGCTGGTCGGCCCTGGCAGTCAATCCTTGTTCTTCAAGAATTTCTAAAGCGGCATGGAGGCAATCAGCGGCCTTAGTAAGGCTCGGCTTCTCAGCCAAGGCTTGCTTGCGCAATTGCTGCTCCATTCCTGCAATTAGTTCATTTTCGAAAAGCGACTTAGCCATTTTGACCTTCTTTAATATCAATGGCCAGAGCTTGTAACAATTTTACAACCTCTTCTGCTTCTTTGTGCATACCTGCGCGGTCAAAAATATCAGCCGCAGTATTCAAAAGATCAGCAGCTTTAGCTAACTTATTGAATCCGTGTCTATTTTCGGTTTGGTTTTTGACTAAAGTCTTCTCCATCGAACGATAGAGTTCGTCCTCAAAGCTGCCTTGTTTGAACATTGTTTAAATCCAATTTACTTCTTAGAAGATTTCTTATCGTCTTTCTTAGAGTCTTTCTTAGAGTCTTTCTTGTCAGACTTCTTGTCTTTAGCAGACTGAGAGTCCTTCTTATCAGACTTCTTGGAATCCTTCTTGTCGGATTTCTTGTCTTTAGCAGACTGAGAATCCTTCTTATCCTTCTTCTTAGCTTCAACAGTCAAAGAAGCAATCTTTAGAACAAGAGCAGAACCACGTTCAAGGCCGACTTGGTCAAGAGCTGCGGAGGCAGTTAATAGACTATCGATAGCGACATCGAAAGCAACAGAAGGTTCAAGGCTATCAGATGCATCACTGTCATCCTTCTTATCATCCTCATCATCCTTCTTCTTGCGAGCATCGTTATCGTCCCAAGCTGAAGACTCGTCCTCGTCATCTTTCTTAGATTTACGTGCATCGTTATCATCTGCCATACAAGAATCCTTGTCAGAATGGCCACTACCACACTTCTTGCATGAATCCTTTGCAGCATTCATGTCTTGGGCATACTTGTACTGAACATCAAATAGAGACTTGTGTTCTTTGCTGTTTAGAACTGCATCCATTGTTGCAGCTACAAAATCTGATACGCTTTGGTTTTTCATTTGTATCCCCGTTCTATGTTGCTTTAGAACACACCCTTTTTGTTACCAAAGAGGGCTGACAACTGGGCGTAAGAGTCATCCTCTACTGCTTGAGCTGGAGAGAATTCTCCATCAACTCTGAGACCAACTTGTGGAATGGTACCTACTGTCTTACGGAGAACACCTGGTTCATGACGAGCAACAACCTTCTTTAGAGATTCGAATGCATCATCATTGAACTTCATAATTTGATCAACCTGATCAGAGATGGTTGCTCTATTGTGAGAGCAGAGACCACGGTCAGCCATATCATAAGCTAATTCGTATGCACGAGCTAACTTGACACGGAACTGGTTAAGTTCTTCTTCCATTGCAGACTTGACATGCTCCTTTACCATTTCACTGGCAAATTCGCTTCCGCCTTCAACCTCACCAAAGTACTTCTTCCAGTAAGCAACTGCTTCACCATCCAATCCGTAGGATGCTAGAGCATCTACGTCTTTTGGATCAAGCTTGCCTTCAGAAACTAACTTCTGAATGACTTCTGCTTCTTTACGAACCTTTGGTGGAACCTTTGCAACTTCCATCATGGCCTTGTTCACTTCTTGAACAGTTTCTACCAATCCGAGATTATCGGATGGCTTAACGTCCAATTCAGTTTGACCATCAGTGTGCTTCTGGGAAGCATCTAACATGTCACTAAACTTCTGCTTGGACATATCCTGGATTTCTCCGTCTTCTTCCTTACCAAGAGCATCGGCAGCTAACTTGGCCCTGAGGGCAGCGCGGCCTGCTCTATCATCATAAGATGCCATAGTCAACTTCTTTCCGGCCAACTCTGGTGGAATTTTCTCACCTTGTTCAAAGATGATATCATTGTCGTCAGCCAAACCTGTAAGAGGGTCTTCATTTTCAATAGCTAGTGGCTCATCAGTGACCATTGGATCGGTTTCTAGAAGTGAATCTAGGCCACCTTCATGATATTCATGATCTTGATCATCACCCATCATCTCTTGAACGGCATCCAAATCTGCGTTGGTATCGTTGATTAGATCCATCAAGTCACCGCCGTCTGCGGAGTGACTATCTTTTTCGTCGCTCATTTCGGTATCTCCTTCGGCTAGTGCTTGCAATTCTGATTCAATTTCAGCACGCTTGACAATGGCCTTAGTACCACGAGCATACTTAACGAAAGCTGCCATTAACTTGAAACCATCTGCCATAGCAGTCTTGGCCTCATTAAAAGCATCTTCTACAATAGCTCCTACAAATTCCTGGTTGTTCGGAGTTACAGCACCCTTATCATACATACCAACAATCATATCTAGTTCTTGCTTGTGTTCTGCAAGTTCTGCAATAGATTCCTTCATAGCATGAGTTAGTGCGCCATTAAGTTCTCTTCTTAAAGTGTTCAGAGTAGCTGAACTAAACTTATCAGAAGCAGTAGACTCTTTGCTGTCATCAGCGGCCATTGGGGCTGCGCCGCCAGCATCTGAGTTACCCATTTCAGCTTTTTCGCCAGTTAGAGCGCGAACGGCCTCTTGCAAATCAGAGCTGATCTGTACATTTTTCTCAGCCAAATCTAAAGCTTGTTGCTTTGGATCGCCAGAGTTACCAGCATCTTCTACTGGAGGCCCGCCTGCATCGCCACCACCCATATCACCTGGAGTAGCGCTAGATGGATCACCTGGTGGGCCGGCTGGAGGAGCTGGAGGAGTTGCCTGTGCCTTCTTAATTAGCTTAGA